TGAGGAAATCATGGTTCTAGTTGATGTTAAGAATCGTCGAGCATTGTTCTATGACTATACGGCAAACCTTACCCCTGATGGTAGGCGTCCATTTACAATCATCCGGTGCAATCCGGTGGACGGTCGTTGGTACGGGATCGGTTCAGTTGAGATGTTCGAGCCAAGCCAAAACTTCGTAGATTTGACGATCAACCGGATCTCTTTTGCACAGGGAGGATCCGGACGTGTTACGTTCTGGCAACCAGACGCCACACTTGAGGGAAGATCCAACCCCCACCTTGTTCTAAACAACGGTGGTACTTACACGCTGGCACACGGCAAAACTCCTAAAGATGCCCTTGAGTACGTGGCCCTTCCAGAAGTTAAGAGCGAATACCTATTCAAGATGGTTGAGTTCTTCCTTCAGGTTGTGCAACTCGAATCAGGGGTAGTGAATGCCGGAGATCAACAATTTGCAGGACTTGAGCCGGCCAAGCTAGCAACGGGCATACGTAACATTGAGAAATCAGGTCAGGAAATGTTTGCCTTGTACCTATCTCACTTGGAACAAGGTGTTCAGCTAGTCTTAGACCGCTTAGTTAAACTGATTTTCAGAAATATGGACTCCAAAGAGGTGTTCACTTATCTGGAAGGAGACAAGGCTCAAATCGGATCCATTACGCCGGAGGAGGTTGCTAACCTTGATATGGATGTTCGACTGCTTCTGACACGCTATCGTGGTGAGCAGATCCTACAATCTTCCACCCAAGGGGCTAACTTAGTTCAGCAATTCTACGCATATCCGCCGGTGATTCAGCAGAAGGTAGCAAGCCTTTACATTCAAATGCTAAAAGCCCTTCAAATTGCTGATGCGGAGACGATCATAACCCCTTTAGATCCTTCTCAAGTGCAACAGAATCCCAATGGATAAGAACGAGGCACGGGATCGGTCAATTACAGTAGCTCAGGAGACGATAGCCGACATTAAGGCACTTCGGCAAAATCAGTCGTTTCAACGTTACTGGGTTAGGCGTCTCGGCGGGATTACGGCAGGACTAGCACAAAGTATCCTAGATGAAGAAAAAGATCAGAATGCGGTTATGATCAACCTAGAGAAGTACCGGCAATTAAAGGCATTGTCCCGCATGATGGATGAGGACGAGGCATCTGCGATGCGAGTCCTTCAAAACGAGGTAAAGAAATGAGCGATGACATTCGGAGAATCCAAAATGATCTTCAACGACAAAGACAGGAATTAGAAAAATCCGCAAGTCTATTAAAGAACACTCAGCCGAGGGTATTCGCTGGAAACGACGGATCTTACAAGTCTCCAAATAAGAGATTTGCATTTGGTAGAACAGATAGTGCCTTATTGCCACCTTTCTCAATCGTGACTAGAGGAAATGGAATTGGTGTTAGTGCAGGAACTATAAATGGAATCCTTCCAAGTAATCTCTTCTCTTTTGGTACTAGGAACAAAAACTGCACGATTATCTGCGTGGGAAACGCTCAGAACGGCATCATAAAATCAGCAACACTAATTACTGGGCCAGAGGACGGGGAACCACAGGAATACATGATGGGAGCAGTGCCAAACAAAATATATGCAACACTTGTTAGAATAGAAAACGGAGGAGCATTCAGAACAGTATCGGGAAGCGTAGAAGCCTACCCTATCTTCGTTGGCGCAATGCTTAAGTATCCGCCTGAATACGCTTTTAGTTGGGCTTATTCGAGTTAGTTATGGGTGTCTTAGTTCAGTGGCCGATTAGTTGGAGACTGTCAATAGGAGAGAGTGGGCAGGTTCGGGACAATGGAGCAACCGCTAACAGGACTCAGAATGAACATGGTGGTGGTAATGCGAACCTTAATGCTGGCTATGGAGCTACTGCGAATGCGGATAACGTACAAGACGTAGCTAACTTAAAAGGTATAAATCTAGTCAGCAGTGGGAAAACAACGAGTAGCATTGCTGGGCAAATGCAAGCAAGGTATGTTTATTCGTATTGGTGGACAACCAACACGATGAATTATAAAGGTCGGACTCAGGGGAATGGGAACAGCAACAGAGGATGTAAAACTGTAATAGGTCAAGGGATAACTGACACATATGATGGGATGCGGGGGGAGGGAGCAAACAATGAATCTCCCAACGATGCCATTAAGGGACAAGGAGGGGGACAAACAGTTAAGTACAAAGGAGGGAGGACTGTCGTTTATAAAAGCTATGTTTGGCCGGAAGAAGGATATAGTTCTACTTTTTATATCAGTGAATCTGGTATAGCAACAGGCAGTCAAGGTGGTTGTCAGGGGCCATGCCTACCTCGAACTTGGGGGCCAAGTCAGGGTCAAAGTACTAACTCATATACAGATGGCTTTTCAGAATCAGCAAGGAGAATCATAGCCCAAGGGTATTACAGTGGCCCACCATTTTATTCAACGACGACATCGCAGTGGGGGTATGTTGTTGTAAATAAAAAACTTTCTTCATCAACGTCAAGACTGAACACAGTTATCATCGCTCCGGCGATAAGTGCCTGTAAAACACAACCGGAAAACTTTGTATGGTTAGCGGGTGGATTACACGGATTTGAACCAATCGCTTACGGTGTTGCCGAGGTATTGATGCGTGAAGAATTTTACGCAGTTCAAGGCGGTCGAGTCAATTTTGGAGAGATCGGAAAAAGCTCATGGGAGACTATCGATAATCTTAGCATAATATCGAGCAGTTACAAAATCTCGGATATCGCCACAAAGCAAAGACTGGTCAAAACAGTTAATGGTGGAGTGTCGATAACGAATGTCGAGACTCCTACGGTTCAAGCGACTGGTTATTATATGGAATATAAGACCAATCAAAAAAATACAACACAAATCAGTCAAAACTATGATGATGACGACGATGAGAATCCGTTTCCAAACATAACAACAGTGACAACCACTTTTGAGCAGGGGAGTTGGGCTTGGACTCGACCGTACACCGATGGAGTTGCACAAGATATAAGCGTTTCTGGAATGGGAATTACTACAACAAGCAAATACACTGATTACTTTAGCACAACTGCAAAACTGTACCCTTTTGGGCCTGATTATTTCGGAGGAACGACGAATGGTAGTGTCATAAATAGCAACAGATTTGGAACCACTAGGCGCAACTACGGAACCACTAGATCATATAATAAGAGACAAGGTGTTTGGACAGCGAGCAAGGCAGTTGGTTACCTTTCTAGGGAATATGAAACAAGCAAAATAGGCTATTTCTATACTAATCCTGATGACAGATACTTTAATGCCGAAGGCATAAATACTGACTTTGCTCATGATACCTACCGATGCTACGACGCAAAGTGCATAGACTTTCTGCGGTTTGCCGATGCTTATGTCTTTCAGACGGCAACAACTATGGGCAATAACCAAGTATCAGTTAATCGAAAATCACCTAGAGACGGAAGAAGATGGACTAAAAGTATAAATCGGTTGAGTGAACAAGACAATTTCAAGCAAACGCATACGGAGCAAGCAGGGATCAACCCTCATACTGGGCATGCAATAAATACGGTGTCACCGTATGGCAATACTGCAACTTACTCTTCACAAGGAGTATCAGATGCAAAAGGAATAGCTCAATATTCAAGAGTTAAAGTTGGCCTACCCAGACAAAATTATCCGCTTTTCCGTGATTACGGCCTCCAACGACCATACAATCATAAACAAAATAGGCTTTAGGCCAAACAGTGAGAACTTGCATAATTCTTCCGTGTACAGAGTTATACGCTTATGCAATAGAGGAGTGTGTTCGAGCAATATATATAGCCCTTAAAGGTAAGCATGCAGATTTGTACCTTTGCACAGACAAAACGGGTTCAGTAATATCGAAAATATCAACTATACCTAAAGTAGATAATGTAAAAATAACAGAGATCGCTATCGACGTATCGGATTCTGGAAACAAGGCATACAATCAAAAGGCACAAGTCATAATTGCTAGATTACTTGGGGCTGGGCTGGATATAGCAAAAGATAGGGACTATGACTTTTGCTGGATAGTCGAATCGGACGTTATTGTTCACCCCGATGCACTTGATTGTCTGATATGGGCGCAAAACTATCCTTCATCGCCTAAGTACGATGTCACTGTCGCAACTTACTACAATGGTTCTTTCTTATGCGGTAGGGGTACTCCTTATAACCATATTTCCGAAGATTATCTTCCCAGCGAGAAGATTGGGGGTGTTGAATTATCCAAAAAAATTAAGATGTTGGCTAAAAAACTCAATGCCTATGCCTCAAAAAGAAAAAATCCCCCCAAGGATATGATTAAGGAGATGGATGACTTGCAGAAAAAACTAAAGGAATCCCCGCCAAAAGCGAATGTCTTTGCCTTAAATGCTAAGAAATGGAGGAAACGGGGCTGGCTGGATCAGGCTTACGCCGGATCTGCCGTACAGGGTGCAGTTCTGCCTACGGACTGGTGCGGTAATGGTTGTACTCTACTTTCTAGGAAGGCACTGATGCTAAGTAACTTTATTGGATATGCCGGCCATGGTACTCAAGATCTATTTCTTTGCTGGAACAAATGGTATCCGGCAGGAATTAAGATTGGTTTGGTTGTCGGTGTCCCAGCCTACCACGTTAAGAGAGATCCCAAAGGCAACTTGTTTGCTTGGGAGCCGTATTTTATGCCTGATTGCGAGGAAACTTCCGGACATCTAAGGGTACGTCAGATCCCCTTCATTAAGTATAACTCAATCCCTCAAGCGAATGAGCCTGTGCCTAAAGACGCCACTTAAGGTTATCGAGGACGGCAGGGGCCGGCTCATGGAAATGCTCAGAAATGATGAACATGGATTCACGGGTTTTGGGCAAGTGTACATGACTACTTGCAATCCTAATATAGTGAAGGCGTGGCACTTCCATAAGAAGCAGACGGATCAGTTTGTATGCGTGAGTGGGACTCTAAAGGTAGGTATCTACGACGAGAAAACAGGGATAACAGAGACTTACTACATAGGCGAAAATAGTCCATACCGGATTACCATACCTCCAAACCTTTGGCATGGTTTTATGGCATGCGGGACGAAGGAAGCGGTCGTTATCAATACCGTGGATCAACCATTCGACTATGCCAATCCGGACGAGTACCGGAGGCCGTTTGACGATAAAAACATCCCTTACGAGTGGGAAATAAAATCTTTTTAAGATAGGTGTTGACAGGACGACAACAACATACATACTTTGATTTATGGACGAAACGGAAGTGACTCCGGCGCAAGCCGAGCAACCTAACGCCACTACAACTAATTCAGGGGATGCTCCAAAAGAGAATCCTGCTGAAGCGTCGTTAAGCGTGGATGCACTTGATGCGGTTGGCTACGAAAAACTCCTAAAAGATTTAGACGTCTCCAAGGAGGAAAAACCACCCGCCGAGGTAAAGGCTGAAGCAGAAGAAGTAAAAGAAGAGACGGTTCCGGA